CTCACATTGACGCAACCGCCGTCTACGTCCCGCAGTTGCCTGCCGTAACCGTTTGGCCCACGCCTGATGGCTCCACAAGCTATCAGTTTGTTTATTGGAGACTGCGCCGGGTGCAAGACGCAGGATCAGGCGTTTCAACGTCAGACATGAATTTTCGCTTCTTGCCATGCTTGGTGGCTGGCTTGGGTTACTACATTGCAATGAAAGTGCCTGAGCTTGTTTCCAGACTGGACATGTTGAAAATGGCCTACGAAGAGCAATTCCAATTGGCGGCAGGAGAGGATAGGGAGAAGGCTTCCAGCATGTTCGTTCCTCGCCAGCAATTCATTGGTGGAGGTTCTCCGTAAATGGCAAACATGTTCTCGTCAGGCAAGTTCAGCATTGCAATGTGCGACCGGTGTGGTCAGCAGTTCAAACTGAAACAGCTTAAGTACGAGGTCATCAAAACCAAGTTGTACCAATTGAAGGTTTGCGAAGAATGCTGGGATCCAGATCAGCCGCAGTTGCAGCTCGGTATGTATCCCGTGTATGACCCGCAAGCAGTCAGGGAGCCACGCAGAGACAGCACTTATGTTGCTGCTGGTTTAAACGGGTTGCAAGATTCTGCTATTGGGGCTGACAATGGTTACCCTACCGGTGGATCTCGTGACATTCAATGGGGATGGTATCCGGTTGGCGGATCCAAGAATTTCGATGTGGCCTTGACACCCAATTATTTGGTTGGAACTGCCAATGTTGGCACTGTATCGGTAAGCATCACTTAGGAGTGAAAATGGAAAAATCAGACGTAAAACGCATTGCTGACGTTGAGGCTAACAAAGCCGTGAAGGGACATGAAAAGTCCATGCATGGCGTTGCAAAGATGGCAAAAGGCGGCAAAACCAACGAAAATATGCGCAAGCTTGGTCGTGGCATGGCTAAAGTTGTCAATCAACGCAAATCCTCAAGGGGTAAGTAATGGCTACATTTAGCAAAAAAATGATGGGTAAAGAAGTTGGCGATGCCAGCGTCTATGCCAAGCCTCACACAATGAGCGGAAAACCATTGAAACTGTCCAAGCAGGATGATCCAAACACGCTAACTGCGCTCAAATCCGGCGTTCGCTCTGGTGCGCAGCGGGTGAGTGATGGCGACCCGGGTGCAGATGATGTCAAAACAACTGGCATCAAAATCCGTGGTACTGGCGCAGCCACTAAAGGCGTAATGGCAAGAGGCCCAATGGCATGACTTACGCTGAACTTGTCATTGCTGTTTCTGATTACTGTGAGAACACGTTTCCCACGGTAGACATGAACATCATGATTAAGCAGGCTGAACAGCGTATATACAACACTGTTCAGATTGCAAATCTGCGCAAAAACATGACTGGTACTGTTACCGCTGGTAACCCGTACCTGTCTGCGCCTGATGACTTTTTGTCTGCTTATTCATTGGCTGTGATTAGCGGAAGCGAATATCTTTACCTATTGAATAAAGATGTGAACTTCATGCGTGAGGCATATCCAAGTACGGCTGTTGCGTATCGTGGCAAGCCTAAGCACTATTCTATTTTTGGCCCTCAATCAAATGCTGTGACTGAGTTGTCGTTCATGCTTGGCCCAACACCGGATGCAACGTATTCGGTAGAGCTGCATTTTTACTACTACCCAGAATCTATCGTTACAGCTAACACCACTTGGCTGGGCGACAATTTTGATTCTGCTTTGCTCAATGGAACAATGGTTGAAGCCATTCGTTACATGAAGGGTGAGGCTGAGCTGGTCAAGTTTTACCAAGACATGTATGTTCAGTCTATTGCGCTGCTCAAGAACTTGGGCGATGGCAAACAACGGGCAGATGCGTATCGGGACGGGCAAGTCAGGACACAAGTTCAATGAGCATTGTTCAAACCCAAACCACTTCGTTCAAAGCCCAGTTGTACCAAGGCATTCACGATCTCACGACAGATCAGATCAAGATTGCCTTGTACACAGCAAACGCAGATCTAAATGCAGACACTACTGTTTATTCAGCTACCAGTGAAGCAAGTGGCGGAAGCTATGTAGCTGGTGGATCTGTACTGACACCGATTACGGTGAGCAGCTCTGGATATACGGCATACGTTGGCTTCCCTAATGTGTCATGGACTGGGGCTATAACTGCAAGATGCGCTTTGATCTACAACGCATCCAAGGGAAATAAATCGGTTGCTGTTTTGGATTTTGGCTCTGACAAAGTCTCCACATCTGGCGGTACATTCCTCATCACAATGCCTGCAAACACGGCAACAGAAGCACTTATTAGGAGTTCAAATTGATCGTAACCACAACCAAAGGCGACATGGATGACTCATTGCTTGAAAAGCGTGAGGGTACTGTGGACAACGACAACGAGATGACCACATGGGTTGAGTATTGGCTGGAAGGCGAGCTTGTCCACCGTTCTGCGCATGTGACCTTGAAAAAGATGCCCGTCTTTGGTGGCGGCGAAACAGAATCAATTGGTTAAAGGAGAACTAAAGTGGCAAATACTCAATCAATGTGTACCTCGTTCATGGGCGAGCTGATGCTCGGTCAACACCAGCTTGGTACTTCTACCATCGTGTCCCGTGGTAGCTTGACATCACCAACTACCGATACGCTCAAAGCAGCTTTGTACTTGGCTTCGGCAACAATCAATGCTTCAACCACTGCGTATTCAGCAACCGGTGAAGTCACTGGTACAGGTTATACCGCTGGTGGTGTGACGGTAACAAATGCTACGGCTCCAACTTCAACTAATAGTTCTGCAACTGCTGGTGTGGCGTATTGGACACCTTCGGCCTCACTCACTTACACCACCGTGACATTGGCTACAGCTTTTGATACTGTGTTAATTTACAACTCGACTCAAAGCAATAAAGCTATCAGTGTCCACACGTTTGGCTCACAGACCATTACGGCAGGTACTTTCACCTTGACAATGCCGTCAAACACGACAACTACAGCCTTGTTGCGCTTGGCTACAACTTAATGCGGAGGCGGCGCAGGCCGTAAACCATGTTTGGTATATCCGCATTTGCCCAAGCCCCGTTCTCATCCCTTGCAAGCTCGGTAACGAGTGTTGCATTAACAGGGGTAAGTGCGTCTGGCAATGTTGGAACAGAAACACAAGATAAAAATGTTACTTTAACAGGCGTTACTTCAACCGGCAATGTTGGAACCGTTGCGCCCAGTTTAACCACGAGTCTAAATACTGCTGGATGGGGATCAAATGCTTGGGGGTCTGGCGCATGGGGTGTAGACACCTACGCTGCTATTGGCTCGGCTGGTAATGTAGTTTCAGCGCAAGCAGAAACCGGAGATGTAGCCACTGGTAGCGTTGGAAACGTTACCTCTTCAAGAACAGTTGCTTTAACAGGTGTTGCAGCTACTGGGTCAGTTGGCACGGTCACTCAGAGCCAAAGCGCTTCTTTGACCAGTGACTTGGCAAGTGGCAATGTTGGAACGGTTTCTCGGGGCGAAACATTATTAGCACTAACAGGAGATGCGGCTACAGGCAATGTTGGTACGGTTTCGTTTGAAAAAGCATTTGGCATAACAGGTGTTTCAGCTACTGGCGCAGTTGGAAGCGTTACCAGCAATATTGCAAAAAGCGTACAAGCTTCTGGGGAAGTAGGTTCTGTTGGTGCAAATGTCTCAGTTGCTCTAACCGGCGTATCAGCCACGGGTTCAGTTGGATCGTTAAGTCCTTCATATGCCGCATCTTTAGCATCTGTTTTGGGATCGGGTGAAGTTGGCACGGTAGTGGGAAGCAAAATTTTCAGTTTGTCTGGAGTTTTGGTTAGCGGTCAGGTCGGTGATGTAGTTGCTGTGTACTGGAAGCTGATTGATGATAGCCAGACGGCAAACTGGGCAGCAATATCTGATACACAAACAGCAAATTGGGCGACAATAGATGACAGTCAGGCCGCAAGCTGGCAAAATATCAACAACCCACAAACGCCGGGATGGGGTGTAGTTGACGACACGCAAGATGCTGGCTGGGAATTGATTGAAACGGCATAAAGGGACAAAATGGCTTTAGTTGTTGCAGATCGGGTACAACAGACAGGCACAGCCAATACAACGGTTAGCTTTACCCTGTCTGGCTCTGTTGCTGGCTTTCAGTCCTTTGCTGTTGTTGGGGATACCAATACAACCTATTACACTGCTACAGATGCGTCTGGCAATTGGGAGGTTGGTCTTGGTACATACTCAACTACCGGTCCTACACTAACCCGCACAACCAT